TATATGAATAGGTAAGACTAATTTTCGTCATTTTTTATCGGTCCAACAGGCTTGACAGGTCACCTCAGTGATCGGATAACGGGCATTAACCCTTACATCACACTGACACACCTTACATTTCAAGACTTTAATAGAATCTAACTGCATTTAAGTTACCATACGAGTATTATCAGTAGGAGACTCTTCCTCAATTGCTTCAGATGCAAAGGAAGTATCTTTACGAGGTTCAAGTTTAGACTGAACGTATAGTTCATCCATTTCAATGCACCAAGCTTTTACCAGTTGACTAGACTCAGTAAACTTAGCAGCTCCTAAGACTCTCCAGCACTCTTTAGGATCGACATGACCACGAGTAGAGCCTTTGTAATGACTAACGAAGAAATTAGGACCTTCTCTTGTACGTGTATACGTAAAGGAACAGGAAGGAGTATTACCTGGATACTCTAAAGGTTTCATAACTGTTTAATATATAAATAAAAGAAGTATCTAAGAATTGATAAGTAATTACATTCAGAGTAATATTAGATCAATAAGTAGATAGACAGTAGAAGTAAATCTTGTGTCTTTGGGGTAGTAGTTCTTACAGAATCATCATTCCCAGGATGATTAATAAAGGGAGGAGGAGTGTCTGTTAAAGACACAATTCCTCCCATTGGGAGTCGGGTCCACCCTTCCCTTCTCCCGTATACATGGGACATTAGATTAAACCCAGTTAGGGACTGAAGTTTTAGTCTTCAGACCTCTAGCATGTTTTCTTTGGTCAATATTCATACCAAAAGCCATGTGAGAGGCAGCAGATTCAGGGTCATCAGCCCAAGCTTCCATAAGATCATTCCATTCATCACGTTTACGGAGGTTGATATTTTCTTGAGCAGAGATAGCCATAGCATCTGTGTAATATTTAACACCTTGAGCTAAGCAGTCAACTCTGTCATCATGTTTAACAGCACCTTTCTCTTTGCACATTCTAGACATTTGATAGAAGAGCATATAGAGGAGACGTTCTTCAGGAGGAGCGTCGGGGTTAGATTTAAAGTCCTGTTCAATAACTTTACGGTCTATGACTAGTCTGTGTTGATTAAGGACAGGTTCTAAGGCATCAATAATACGGTCTTCTTTACGGACGTTAGCCCGTACTTCTTCAACGTCTATAGCTTGTTTTGTTTGTTGTAGATGTTTTTTAAAGAGTTCAGCAACGAGACCATCACCGAAGTTAGTTTCAATTACAAGTTTAGTGACACCATATTTCTTACAACGTTTAAGGATACTTAGCAATGTAGTATCAGAGTATCCATCTTTAGAAGCGAAGACTTCGTGTAGATAAAGGAAGCCATTTCGTTGTGAGATAAAGCAAGCTGCCGTTTCATCTGTTCCTCTACCCGAAGGATCAACGCTGCAGATTGTTTCTGTGTAAGGATCCCATGAACCTTGAATGAGCATTGGAGAGTAGAAATAATCTCCAGGTAGACCCACAGTGGGGAGGTCTTTAATAACATTTGAGGGATCTGAGCACCATATAATGGACTCGGGAGCATTAGTAGGATTGACAGAAGTAACGATAAGGTCTGCCATTTTAAGAGGAAATTTCTCAGCATCAGATAAGGAAGTATCGAGCATGAACTGCAACATGAAGTTGCTACGACCCATAGAAGCTTCACGTTCTAGAAGGTCTAGGTCATCAAAACGATCAGGGTCAGTAACTGTCCAAGTTTCTGCACCATTTTCAATGTCTTCAGAAAGTTGAGGTGCAAGTAACCCTTCGTACTTAGAAGTATCACGAGGGTAACGTGAGGGCCAAACAAAGGGTCTGTAGTTACGTTCAGCTAGTTTCCGATAGACAGTAAAGGTAGTTTGGGGGGTACCTAAGAAAAGAATACGGGAGTCATTTTTAGGAGTAAGGATAGACTCTGCTTCAGTACATAACTGGAGGAGTTTCTCTCTCATGAGTTCAGTCATGGAGTTACCAGGAACTTCAATATCGTCAAGGATCATAAGATCAGCACGACTACCAGTCAGTTGACCTGTGATTCCGACTGATTTAACAGACGGAGCCTGGTGAGGAGAACAGTTAACATCAAAGGAGATACGAGACCAACGAGCGTCATCAGATTTAGAACGAAGGTGTTGTAACCACGGAGTTTCAATAATTAATTTCTGAAGGAAGATAGACATATTATCTGCACGTTCTTTAGATGCAGAAATGATCATTATCTTCTTTTCAGGGTTATTAAAAAGCGTCCACAATACGAAGGCTCCTGTAATCCATGATTTTCCAACACCACGGAAAGCTTGAATTTGAAGACGTTTAGGTCCATGTTGAAGATAGTCTGCGATTGCATATTGTGCTCTAGTTGGTTGAGGTAGTTCTAGTTGGTGCCATAAGGCTTGTAGAAAGACTTTAAAGTCACTCTGTAGTAGATCTAATGTAGTCATCGTTGCGCCAGGTTATAGGACCGTATGGGGTGTCAGGTAAGTGTTGTTTTACTGTGAAAGAAGATCTGTCATGAGTAAATAATGGATCATGAAAGAGCGATTCATATTGGATATCAAACCATCTGTGATCAGGTAGGTATGCCTTAGCAGAATCAATCAATGCATAACAATGATCGATGTAATCAGAGTAAAAGGAAGGATCATCAATATAGTCTTTATACCATTCAATACGTTCCATACTTTTAATGATGTCAACCTTATTGCGATACATAAAAGCAAACTGAGCAGTAGGAAATATAAAAGAAGTTTCAATTATAATCTTTAATAAGAAGGGAGCTTGAACAACAGAATTATTAGGTATATCAATTGAATAATCTGATTCATCAATGAATGATCGTTTAGAGTCACGAGAGATAATATGTGCAGCAAGCCGTGAGCCTGCTCTCTGTGGGCCTACAACGATGATTGGGTGGGACATAGGTGAATATACGTAAGTGGATGGCAGGGCTGTTACAGAAGCTTATAGAGACAATTAATATCTACCTGATCTAAATGATGTATTAGATTTAGTAAGGACATGATTATCATCGGGATTAACACTTCTAGGGTTGGCTAGAAAATCTTGAGAACGTTCTTTTCTTTGAGCACGTTCAATGCGGTTATTATTAGCAGCAGAAGCTAAACCAAATGTCAAAGATGGAATACCTAACACAGGTGCTGCTAGAGAAGCAAGTCCAGACAAACCACTAAGGGCATCGAAATTACCACTTAGTTGTTTAGATTTTTCCTGTGATGATCCATTTTTTATACCATTAACAGAAGCATCTACATCACCAGCAACACCTAGAGAAGTTGCTACAACAGCCGCAACACCTTTTGTGGCTCGATTAACAACTGGGTTGCGTAAAATAGGAGCTGCATCAAGGACAAGTTGATTAATTCCATTACCAGATCTAACAACAAGTTTTTTAAAATTATCTGCTAAATTATCAAGACTAGAATTGGGGGGTACATTAACACCTGGCAATGTACTAGGGTCAGCGTTTGGATCAAAAAATTTATCAGGTATCACCCTAAAAGATTCAGATGATGGATCAATAGTAACTGAAGCGTTTAGCTTCGCTGCATCCGATTCAAGTTGATTCTTAAATATAGAATCACTTTTTAGGATATTTAATTGATTGTTAGGATCCCCAGTAGAACCTGACGAAAAGCCAGTAGAGTTTCTTTGGTTAACTATATGCTCATTGCGGACACCTTCAAATCTATACAATGAAGCTTCATTATTTATTTGTTTTCTAAGAATTTTGTCTGCTTGATTTTTTTTATATGCTGAATCAGTTGAAGGTTGTTCAAATGATTTCCGTTTAGCGTCAGCTTTATCTTTGGTTGCAACAGCTTCAACAGACAATCTGCCGCCGTCCTTTGTGCGAACACGGATATTCTCTCCATCGGGTAACCGGTAAAAGCTGTTTCCCTTAAGATCACCGTGTTTTTGTTTATAGTTTTTAGCTTTTAGTAATGCATCATCTTTAGATTCTGCACTGAAGTATTTACGTTGAGGCATAAAAAAAGCCCCACCAAATGGCAGGGCAGATACGTTTGTGTATAGATTGCTAACTGATGTAATCAGCTATGAGTTGTTTACGTAATGGATTACCATGACGCTCTATAAATGTTTTCCAATTGGTACTTCCTTTTTCCTGATTGCAACGTAAGCAGGCTGCAACTGTGTTCTTGTTGTCCCGTCCTCCATGACAGCGAGGATGAACATGATCCAAAGTAAGTTCATTAATGTCATAGGTTTCTCCGCAATAGACACATGTACAGTCAAAATGTTCTTTGATACTGCGCCTCCAAAGGCGCTTTGCTTCAGAGGATGTCATGGCTATTAGGTTGTATAGGTAGTGATCAGGAGTTGGAAGTAAGGGAGTCATCGTTTTTCTTTTCCGCCACGAGCACGGTTAGCTTTTACTGATTCAATCTTTAGAGATCCATTGCGTTGATGAGATACATCACCACCGCCTTTACCGTCAATACCGCGCTTGCGTCTCTCTTTACGGAGTTCACTGCGGTACTTAACTTTTTCCGGACTCTTATTAATCTGACGTTGATCAGCACGATGCTTTAATCTTGATTTTTTATTCTTGCGATAGAACCTAGCTGTCCTACCGGGATTTTTCACTAATTCTCTTGCCATAAAGTCTCTGTTGAACCATTTCTGGATCTATATGTGGGATAACGTTTGCAAGCTTGTCTAGTGGGTTACCTTCCATGGCAACACCAGTAATGTCATTTTGTTTTAGCCAATCAATAGCTGCTTTTAAATCCTGAGTAGAAGCCTCACCCGATTTAATACGAGTGAGAAGTTCTTCAGTTAAAATATTATGCAACTCATTAAACTTAGCTTCAGGTGCTTTCTTCTTTGTAGTCACAGGTAATTAATTAACTCCAAGGTGTACCAGTAGCTTTAGTAGGTGCTTTCTGTTCATCAAGTTGGGCTTGAAGTGCTACTTCAATTTCAGAAACTTTTNCTGCAGTTAGTTGGTCTTTAACCCAGCCAACTACAACTTCTTCAGTAAGAGAAGCATAAGGTGCCAAGTCTTCAGGACGTTCAAATCCAATAGATCCATATGCTCCTGAATTATAGGTTTCGTCAGATGCCGATACAGTGTAGTGAGCAGTGAATACAAAACCGTCTTCAGTCTCCCTATCTAGTTGAGCAATTTTCCAGGTAGTAGTAGTAGTCATTTTTATTAAGAAATTAATTAAGTTATTTTTATAAATACCCCGCGTTGCCACGGGGCGGGATACCGCTAGGCGATACCAGCATCAGATAGACGCTGTTTGAGAGTTTCAATTTCTGTAATTGCTTCTTGCAAAGCTGCAGTTAGCAGTGGTACAAGTTTAGAAGGATCGATTTGTTGATAAACGGGATTGTTGTCTTCATCAACCCCATTATGTTCTCCAGTTACAGCATTAGGAACAACTTGTTGTGCTTCATGAGCAAAAAATCCATCCAAAGTTAAATCAGGATTTTCAATAAAATTGAAACGCTTAGGAAGTAATTGCTTTACCCTGTCAATTCCATTTGTTAAGTTAACAACATTTTCCTTTAATCGATA